GGGCAAATACTGTGCTACGATGGGCCATGCTCGGTTCCTGGTCTTTGGGTTCATGTTGTTTTCGCGAACTCTATTGTACCCCATGCCCACGGGGCCGAGCTCCCCTTCAGATCAGTCGATTTTTAACCGGACAGCAGTGGATAAATACATTTCCGATCTGGCCAGGATATTCAATATTGATTTTAATGCCGTCGTTTTTGGAGAACAGTTCAATATTACGCCCCACATAAACAAAGTAAGCCAAGTTGGGGCTATGAAAATTTATTTAATGACGGTTGTGAAGGTGCTGGAGTTCTTTGAAGACATAGTAGAATTTTCATCCAGTTTTGATGGATATGAATATTCTGAAAATAATTTACTTAAGAATAAAACGTTTAGAATCAACGACTTAATAATCAATTGCAATCTAGACAACGTAAAAGGAAGTGTTGATGAATGGCAGAAATACTATGGATTAAGTATTTTAGAAGTATTGATGAATTCCCACTTTGGATTAGTAGAATTAAGAAAAACCGATGACTATGAACGCCATAAAGAATACAAAAAGAATTTAAAAAACAAATCTGGATTCCGAGGATAGTTAAGAAGGTCAACTGGAAAGTAGCTGCAATGCCATGTTGGAGCTCAAAGGCATAGATATCCGCCCTATCTGTCAAGTTAGTTGTCACTTGATTATTTCCTTGACAGATAGGGTAGGCAAGTCCCTATCAGCCCTGCTAGTCCAGGCTTTTTGTGCCTAAAAGGCTCGCTCTAGGCACTCCCACGCTTACCCCACATAAAGAGGTGAATCAATGAGTGTTGCATCCACCCTGACCGACCTCGCCAGCGGTGGCGTCGTCGGTGTCATCGGCAGTCTGGCGTCCAACATCCTGGGCATTTTTAAGTCACGGGAAGATCACCGCCAGCAATTGGCCATGAAGAAACTGGACGCCCAAATCGATCTGCGCCAGGGCGAGCAGGATATGAACCTTGCGCGGCTGGAAGCCGAAACCCGCATGAACGAGCTGCAGGTCATCAAGGAGACGGAAGAGAGCCAGGCCGAGGCAGCGGCGTACCAGGCCAGCCTCGCCAGCGCGGCCGCGACCGGGTACCAGGGCGAGAGCCAGCTGCTTCAGTTCGCCGAGTTCTGCCGGAAGATGACACGGCCGACGCTGACCGCGCTGTTGGTCGTTTTCACTATGGTGGCTTTCTTCGTCACGGCCGACGAGGTGTTGAGGCAGACCATCCTGAATATGTTGGTCGCGGCAACGGCCACGGTCATCGCCTGGTGGTTCAGCGATCGCACGCTCGGCCACGCGGTGCGCCAGCGGTTGTGGGCGAGCTGATGCCGCGTCGTACTCCGAAGCCGTGCCGCCTACGTGGTTGCTCCACCACTCACCGCAACCGTCACGGCTACTGCGATGCTCATGCCGATCGGGCCGTCGGTTGGGTGCGTAGCCACCAGGGCAAGAGCGCAGCGGAACGCGGTTATGGGTCGGATTGGGCCAAAATGCGGGCCGAAACCCTCCGCAAAGACGATTATTTGTGCCGCAACTGCCGGTCAAACGGCATCGTCACCTCGGCCACTGAGGTAGATCACATCGTGCCGAAGGCGCAGGGCGGTACCGACGCCCCAACCAACCGCCAATCGCTCTGTCACGCGTGTCACAAGGCGAAGACGCTCGCCGAGCGGACCGGGGGCGGGTCGAAAGTCTACAGCTTTTGATCCCTCGACCGTCCCCCCAATCGAATTTTCACGCGGCCAAAATTTTCAATTTTTTATAGAGACGCTATGGGACGACATAAGAAGCCGACCGAACTGAAGGTGGTCAACGGAACGCTCCGGAAACACCGCGAGGTTTCCAACGCGGCCCAGTTCGAGCGCATGACCTCTCTGGAACCGCCGGTCGAGATCCAGCACGACGAGCGCGCCGTGGCCAAGTGGAATGACGTGGTACCACAGCTCCATGCCGCCGGCGTGCTGAAGGTGACCGACAAGGACATCCTGCTGCTGTTCTGCATGGCCTACTCACGCTATTGGGCCGCCCAGGACGAGCTCGACCGGCATGGCCTGATGGTCACCAATCCGTCCACGGGCATGTTGGCGCGCAACCCGGCGCAGATGATCGCCAAGGACGCCTATGCCCAGATGACCAGCACCGGCGCGCGCCTGGGTCTGGATCCGGCCAGCCGTCAGGGGATCGCCGGCAAGGACAAGTCCGGTTCGCAGAGCCGGTGGGCGGAGTTCGATTGACCCTGAATGGCCAGCTCTCCCAACGTCAACAAGGCGAACAAGTACGCCCGCGACGTCGTGGCCGGTCGGGTGGTTGCCTGCCGCTGGGTGCGCCTGGCATGCCAGCGGCACCTGGACGACCTGGCCCGGGAGAAGCAGGCCAAATTCCGGTACCGGTTCGATCGGCAGAAGGCCGAACGGGCGTGCAAGTTCATCCAGCTGTTGCCCCACACCAAGGGCGAGTGGGCGATGAAACGGATGCTGATCACGCTGGAGCCGTGGCAGCTGTTCATCGTCGCCTGCGCCTTCGGTTGGGTGCGCAAGAAGTCCAAGCTACGGCGGTTCCGCGAGGTCTATACCGAGGTTCCGCGTAAAAACGGTAAGAGCGCGATCAGCGCCGGCGTCGGCGTTTACGCCCTGGCGGCCGATCGGGAATTCGGCGCCGAGGTGTATTCCGGTGCCACGACCGAAAAGCAAGCCTGGGAGGTGTTCCGCCCGGCCCGGCTGATGTGCCAGCGGTCGCCGGACATGCTCAGTCATTTCGGGATTCAGGTAGGGGCTGGGAATCTCTCCCGCCCCACCGACGGCGCCCGATTCGAACCCTTGATCGGCAACCCGGGCGACGGTCAAAGCCCAAGCCTTGCGATCGTGGATGAGTACCACGAGCACCAGACCGACGCGCTCTACACCACCATGCTGACCGGCATGGGGGCGCGGACCCAACCGCTTCTGTGGGCGATCACGACGGCCGGTTACAACATCGACGGCCCCTGCTTCGACAAGCGGCGGGAAGTCATCGAGATGCTGGAAGGCACCACGCCGAACGAGGAACTGTTCGGGGTGATCTACACCATCGACGAGGGTGACGACTGGACCGACCCGACGGTGCTGCGGAAAGCCAACCCGAACCTGGGCGTGTCGGTTGGCGAGGACTATCTGGCCAGCCAGCAACAACGGGCGATCAATAACCCGCGCTACGTTAACACCTTCAAAACCAAACACCTGAACGTCTGGGTCAGCTCGAAGGTGGCGTTCTTCAACATGGAGCGCTGGAAGACTTGCGAGGACAAGACGCTGGCGCTGGACGATTTCGCCGGCCGGGACTGCGTGCTTGGGTTGGACCTCGCGCGCAAGTTGGACCTCAATTCGATGGCCCGGCTGTTCTGGAAGGACGTCAACGGCAAGCGGCACTACTACTGCGTGGCGCCCCGCTTCTGGGTGCCGGAAGACACCGTGTTCGACAACGACAACCGACGCCTGGCCGAGAAATACCAGCGCTGGGTCAACGGCGGTTACCTGCTGCCGACCGAAGGCGCAGAGATCGATTATCGGGAGATCCTGGCCGAGTGCGTAACAGCGAACCAACACGCTCCGGTGATTGAAACCCCGACCGACCCACACGGTGCGACCAACCTGGCGCACCACCTGGACGACGAAGGCCTGAACCCGGTCAGCATTACCCAGAACTACCAGAACATGAGCGACGGCATGAAGGAGCTGGAAGCGGCGATCAACTGTGGCCGGTTCGACGATGATGGGAATCCGATCATGTCGGATTCCGTGATGAACGTCGTCGCCAAATACCTGCCGGGCAACGACGACGTGATGCGCCCGATCAAGGAACACCCGGACAGCAAAATCGACGGCGCGGTAGCGTTGATCATGGCCATCGGCCGGGTCATGGCCGGCGCCGAAGCCGAACCACAACCGGAGATCATTCTGCTCTGATGTTTGGACGCAAAACAAAACAACTGGAACAAGAGCTGGCCCAGGTCCACGCCGAGCTGGAACAGATCCAGATGAACAACTTCACGCTGGAGTCGGCCGAAGCCTTCGACCTGTTCTCAACCGGGAATCTCTCGACGGCCGGCGCGCACGTCACCGAAAAAACGGCCATGTGCGTCGGCGCGGTCTACGCCAGTGTGCGGTTGATCGCCGGGGCCATCGCGGGTTTGCCGTTGCCGATCTACACCGACGGCAACCAGGGCCGCGAGAAGGTGACGCACGATTACGCCTGGCTGCTGAACCGCGAGCCGAGTCCGATCTGGTTGGCGGCGTCGATGTGGGAATGGATCATAAAATCGATCCTGTTGCACGGCGACGGCTTCGCGGTGATCGTCCGGCGCGGCCCCCGGGTGGTGGAACTGCTGCCGCTCGACCCGCGTTGGGTGTTTCCGGAACAACGCAATGGCCGGCTGGTGTACTTCGTCTATCCGGAAGGGATGGAACCGTTCGGCGTCGATCAGGACGACATGCTGCACTTCCCGGGGCTCGGCTTCGACGGCGTGCGCAGCCTGTCGCCGATCAAGTACGCGGCGCGCGAAGCCGTCGGCATTTCCATCGCCCAGGGCGAGTACAGCGGCCGGTTCTTCTCGAATGGCGCCCGGCATGACTTCGCTCTGCAGGCGGATTCTAAACTGACCGACGACACGGTCCGCCAACTGCGCGAGACCTGGAACAAACGGCACAGCGGGTACAGCAACGCCCACTTGCCGGCGATCCTGCCGCAAGGGCTGGACGTGAAGCAGCTGACCATGAACGCCGAAGACAGCCAACTGCTCGCCTCGCGTCAGTTCCAGGTGATCGACATCGCGCGGATCTTCGGCGTGCCGCCGCACATGATCGGCGAGACCGAGAAAACGTCCAGCTGGGGGACCGGCATCGAGAACATGGGCATCGCCTTCGTGATCTACACCCTGAAACCGCACCTGACCCGCATCGAACAGGAACTCAACCGCAAGCTGTTCGGACGCGGCTCGCGCTTCTTCGCCGAATTCAATGTGGATGGCCTGATGCGCGGGGACAGCAAAGCCCAGGCGGAATACTTCACCAAGGCCCTGGGCGGATCCAGCGGTCCGGGCTGGATGACCGCGAACGAGGTGCGCCGCAAACAAAACCTGCCGCCGGAAAACAACGGCAATCAACTGGTGACCTGGAGCGATAAAAATGCGAGCCAACCTGAAAAATAGACTGATGCAACTCTACGCGGACAACCGGGACCGGCCGCGACAGTTCCGTGCCGAACAGGGCGAGGACGGGATCACGCTGTACCTGTACGACGCGATCGGCAGTTATTTCGGCATCGGTGCCGAGGAATTTGTCCGGTCGCTGAATGACATCCGCGACGACCGCATTCACTTGCGGATCAACTCACCGGGCGGCGATGTCTTTGAGGCCCGCGCGATGCAAACCGCCATCCGTCAGCACAGCGCCGAGGTGATCGTCCACATCGACGGCCTGGCCGCGTCCGCCGCCACGGGTATCTCCATGGCGGGCGATCGCATCGAGATGGCCGAGGGCGCCTTCTTCATGATTCACAACGCCTGGACCCTGGGGCTCGGCAACGCCAACGACTTCGAGGAACTGGCCGCGATGCTGCGCAAAGTGGACGGTTCCATCAACAGGGATTACCAGCGCAAGACCGGTGCGGACGAGAAGCAAATCGCCGACTGGATGGACACCGAAACCTGGTTCACCGCCGAGGAAGCACAGACGAACGGCTTCATCGATGACGTCTTCACCGGTTCCGGTACCGATAACCGCTGGGACCTGTCGGCCTACACCAACACGCCGGAGAACCTGGCGCGCGATCCCGAAGACGATGCCGACATCGAAGCCGCGCGGGAATACCGAAACAGCCTTCTGCGTCGGGTGGACATGCTCGACGCCATTGCCGGTTAGCGGGTTCCCGCTACCGAAATTCCAACCGCCTTCGGGCGGTTTTTTTATGTCCAGGGATGGACGGTATGCCGCGTGGCCATGGATGGCCATAAGCGGCGATGACCTCAGAAAACCGATAGGAGCACGACATGATCTCGATTCAACAACTGCGGGAACAACGCGCGGAGCTGGCCAAGCAGATGCGCAACCTGGTGGAAAACACCGCTGACTGGAAAGACGAACACCAGACCGAGTTCGACAAAAACGAGCGCGAGATCGCCAACCTGGACGCGCAGATCGACCGCCACCAGAAGGTGCTGGACATGGAAGCCAAAGAAAAGGCGAACATCCAGACCCGCGCCGATCGCGACGGCATCAGCACCGACGAAGCCGAGAACAATCTGCAGGAAGAAAAGCAGATCTTCGACACCTGGATCCGCAACGGCGCCGATGGCCTGTCGATGGAACAGCGCCAGGCCATCGTCCAGCGGGTGAAGGCGGTGCGCAACACCATGAGCACCGGTACCGGCTCCGAAGGTGGCAACCTGGTGCCGCGTGAGTTCGCGTCCTCAATGCTGGAAGCGATGAAGGAATACGGCGGCATGCGCCAGGTGGCCACCATCATCCAGACCGATAGCGGTGCGCCGATGGACTGGCCGACCACGGATTCCACTTCCGAGGAAGGCGAACTGGTCGGCGAAAACCAGAAAGCGACCTCCGGCGACCCGACCTTCGGCACCAAACCCCTGGGCACGCACAAGTTCAGCTCCAAGGTGGTCACGGTACCGTTCGAACTGCTGCAGGACTCCGAGATCGATCTGGAAGGCCACATTCGCGGCCGACTGGTCGAACGTCTCGGCCGGGTCACCAATCGCCTGTTCACCACGGGTACCGGTACCGGCCAACCGGGCGGCATCGTCTCCGGGTCCACCTCCGGCAAGATCGGCACGTCCGGTCAGACGACCATCGTCACCACCAACGACCTGCTGGACCTGAAACACTCGGTCGATCCGGCTTACCGCAACAACGCCCGCTGGATGTTCCACGATCAGACGTTGAAGGCCCTGAAAAAACTCACCGACCCGACCACCAAAAAGCCGCTGTGGCTGCCGGGCTTCGATGTGCGCGAGCCGGACACCATCGACGGCGACCCGTACACCATCAACCAGCAGATGCCGCAGATGGAAGCCAGTGCCAAGTCGATCCTGTACGGGGACTTCCGCAAGTACCTGATCCGCGACGTGATGCAGATCCTGTTGTTCCGGATGACCGACTCGAAATACACCGAGAACGGTCAAGTCGGTTTCCTGGCGTGGATGCGCTCCGGCGGTGACCTGATGGACGTCGGCGGCGCGGTGAAGCATTACCAGAACGCCGCAGGCTGATCGCCATTCTGAACCCGGCCCCGTGCCGGGTTTCCTGTTTTTGAACCTCATTTAAGGAGCGCACCATGGCCGCGAACAAGAGCCGCAACGGGCAGAGCAAGCCGGCTGAAACTGGCACTCAAACCGATCCCAAGTCCGAACAGTCATCCAACCCGGATGCCGAAACCAAAACCCCAACCGATCCGAATCCGGACACTAACCCGGACGAACAAACCAACCCGAACCCGGACGAAGAAACCCCACCACCGGAACCGGGCGAGACGGTCACGGCCCTGGCACTGGTGGACCACGGCCCGTTCAACCTGCGCTGCGGTTTTGTCTGTCGTGTACCCGCTGAAGCGGCCGAGCAACTGGAAGCCGATGGCGTGATCGACACGAGCGAGAAGGCAGTCGCCACGGGCAAACGACCCGCCGCCGAGGAGGGCAACAAGTAATGCTGGTGTCGGTCGCGGACGTCAAAGCCCAGTGCCGGTTGCCCGAGAGCCACACCGCCGAGGACACCCTGCTGGAAGGCATCGCCCAGGCGGCCGTCGATGCGGCCGAGGGTTACCTGAACCGCAAGCTGTATCCGGATCAGGCCACGCTCGACGCCGACCCGGATGCACCCGATGGCGCCATGGTAATCACGGCCGGCATTAAGCACGGAATGTTGATGATTGCCGGTGACCTCTACGCCAACCGCGAGTACACCGTGACCGGCACCATTCTTTCATCCTTCGATCGGACCCTGGACCACCTCTGGGGTCCGCATCGACGTTTCGGAGCCTGACCCATGCGAGCCGGAAGACTGAACCACCTGGTGCACGTCAGCGACGGCACCGGTACCGAAACCGTTCATTGGGTCGAATGGCTGGAACAGCCGCCCAATTCGGAACCCAAAGGCCTGCGGTTGGACAACGACATCATCATTCGCCATCGCAACCTGCCGCCGATTGAGCCCGGTCAGTGGGTGGCGTTTGAATCCCGTTTATTGCGCGTGTTCTGGACTGGCCCAAGTGAGCGGGTACGGAATGGGTTCGAATCCCACTGCGTCGAGTACGGCGGCCAGCCGGCCACCTACACGACCGAAGCCGGTACCGAAATGTCATGCCGCGTGTTCATCGAACGCGATGTGGAATATATCGGCGAAGTAGGGCGGGTGGCTGAAACCCGCCACAGCATCGAGGTGCTGAAGCATCAACTCGCGGGCCATGAACCGGCGGCTGGTGATCGCATCACAGTCGATGGCGAGACCTTCGACATCGAAGGCCCGGCGCCCGGTGGCGATGACGGCGTCGTGATGCAGCTGGTGGCGGTATGAGCGGTTTCACCGTTGATACCTCCCGCCTGAATGAAATGGGCGCCTTCCTCGGCGCACTGGATTCCGAGATCAACCAGGCCTCGGTGAAGTCCGCCAACCAGACCGCAACCTGGTTGCGCCGGATGTTCGTGGATGAAGTCGCGAAGCTCGGCCCGAAGAAAAAACTCGTGCGCGAGATGACCAACATCAACCGCGCCAAGCAGGGGAGGCCGGTGGCGGAAGTGCGGCCGAGTGGCATGCGTCTCTATGCCGACACGTTCACCAGCAAACGCATCGAACCGATGGACCCGAGCGGTACCCGGGGCCGGGCGGTGGTGACTGGGTTCCAGGAAGAACGCACCGCGATCGGCTTCGTGAACACCAAAGCCAAGAGCGGCGACCCGCGCACCCTCCGCACGCGCTCGGCCAAGGGCGAGTTGGACAAACCCCAAGCCGGCCTCGGCCCGAGCCCGGCCATTCTGTTTTATGACTTCTTCGATGCGCAGACAGACCTGGAAGAAGAGATCTACCAGGCCCTGGTTAGCCACTTCGAAGACCACCTCACGGAGGCCATGAACAACCGATGAGCGTCACCGCAATCAGCACCGCAATCAAAACCCGGTTGAACGACCTGCCGGGCGTTACCGCCTTCAGCGGCAAGCCGGCCGAGTGGATCAACAACCCCACTTACCCGGTGATTTGTCTGGAACCGCGCACCGAGCGCATCGAGGCGATCAACACGCCGAAGATCAAATTCAGCCGCACCTGGGCGATCGAGATCCTGACCGATCAGGACGACCCGGAACCCGCGCTGACCAGCCTGCTGCGCGAGACGTTCGACGCCCTGGCGCTGGCCCAGCATCACCCGCAACTGGCCGGCGCCCGGCTCGCCGTCGGCGACGTCGCCTTCAACCTCTTCATCAACCAATCCCCTCAGTCCAGCGCCGTGTTCCAACTCACGGCGACCTGGGTGGAGTAACCCCAACCACGGAGAATTCCATGACCAAGAAAGAGACCTTCATCGTCACCGGCCTGGCGCCGATTGAATCTGACGGCGAGACCTACACCACCAAAGGCAAGCCGATCGAACTGACCGACGACCATGCCCGGCCACTGCTCGCACGCGGTTACTTGCGCCGCCCCAAAGCGATCGCCAAACCCAAGGCGAGCGACTGACCGACAACCTCTGATTGATTCAATAGGAGAACACCACTATGTCCGAAGCTAGTTACCTCGGCAGCGGCAATGTCTATCTGCGCGAAAAAGGAAGCGGCGACCCCTTCCTGCCGGTGGGCAACTGTTCCGCGCTGAATTTCGCCTTCGAGGAAGACAAGAAAACCCTCACCGACTACCGCAACCCCGGCGGTGGCATCGCCGACTCGGTGACCCGCATCACCGGCGCGACCGGCAACATGACCACCCACACCCTCAGCGCTCGCAACCTGGCCAAAGCCTTGCGCGCGGACGTGTCCGCCGTTGTTGGTGCGGCCATTGTGGATGAAGCCCATACCAGTGCCGGCGTCGAAGGCGAGTTCATCCCGTTCGATCACCCGCGCGACAGCAGCCAGCCGTTGACCGTGAAAGACTCGGCCGACACGGCGCTGACTGAAGACGTCGATTACACCGTGAGCGCCGGCGGCATTGTCGTCATCGGTGGCGGTGGCATCGATGACCAGGGCGTGAAATTGTCTTACCAATCCGCCGGTGCCGACGTAGTCGAAATGCTCACCAACTCCGGTAAGGAATACGTGATGTTGTTCGAGGGATTGAACGAAGCGAACTCGGGTAAGGCGGTGAAGATCGTCATCCATCGCGTGAAGTTCAGCCCGGCGTCCGGCATGGATTGGTTGGGCGATGACTTCGCCGAGCTGCCGCTGTCGTTCGACATGCTGGCCGACAACAGCATCACGGCGGCCGGTAAATCGAAGTACGCCAAGGTGAGTTTCGAGCAGTAAATAATAGGGCTGCCGTGTGGTAGCCCTGTTTTGACAAACGGTTAGCCGTGAATGATCTGCGGCGGCGACTTGGCCATGACCGAGACACATTCGTTATCCGTCATGACCAGGAATTCCCGTAGGCAATCGGCCGCGACCAGGTTGTCGGATTGACGTTCCTGGTCGAGCCAGCCCCCGCCCGAAACCGCATATAGAAAATACGGTTTTTGACCGGGTTCGGGCCAGGGGAATTGCAACATCGCCCCTTCGTCCAGCATCCGGAAGCCGTCGACGGCTTTGAACACCAGGTGGGTGATGCCGATCAACGCCTCAGACGTCTGTTCGTATTTGCGGATGCCGATCGTCAGCAACCATTGATCGTAATGGATGGATGCGATTTCGATGTGCGAGACGTCAGTCGGGACTTCGAAGCCCTTCTCTCCGATGACTGTACTCATGGTCCTTCCTTGAGTTTTTGGGGCCGCATACCGTAATTGCGCATTCCTTGATCATCAATCTTTTTTTACAACAAGAGGATTTTCCGTGGCCGATGAACGCCTCTACTCCATCCGCCTCGGGCTGGACGCCACCCAGGGCACAAAGAACATCCGCCAGTTCCACAAGGAGTTCAACCGCACCCTGAAGGAGATGGGCCAGTCCAAGCAGGACATCCAGCAGTTCAAGCAACTGGCCAAGGACGCTGAAACCAGCGAACTCGCCCTGCAGGATGTCGGCGACGAGATGGGCGAACTGGTCCGCTCCTACAACCAGCTGAAGCGCGAAGCCAGCGCCCGAGACAAACTCAATTTCGTTCCGGATAAGCAGATCGAAAAACAGGTGAAGGAAGTCCGCCGGCACTTCGCCACCCTCAAGCGCTCCGGCAAGCTGACGGCCGAGGAACTCGCCCGCGCCTACAACGAGACCGAACACCAGATCCGCCAGCTACGCGGCCAGACCGAAGCGGCGGCGACGTCAACCGAGTCCTCCTTCAAGCGCATCGCCGCCAGCGTCACCGGTCTGATCGGTGCCTTTTTCGGTATCCGTGAAGTGGGTCAGTCCGCGATCGGCGTGCTCCGTGTCGGCGATCAATTCGAGCGCCTGGATTCGCAACTGGAAGCCGTGACCGGCAGCGCCGAACGCGCCCAAGAGGCAATGGACTGGATTACCCGCTTTACCCAGGACACACCGCTGCAACTCGAACAGGTCACCGAGCAGTTCACGCGGCTGAAGTCCTTCGGCCTCGATCCGATGGACGGCACGCTTCAAGCCCTGGTCGATCAAAACGAAAAACTCGGTGGCGGTTACGAACGCCTGAACGGGATCGTGAACGCTTTCGGCCAGGCCTGGGCCAAACAAAAACTCCAGGGCGAGGAGATCCTGCAGCTCATTGAACGCGGCGTTCCGGTCTGGGACACCCTCGCCGAAATGACCGGCAAGACCACGGCCGAACTGCAGAAGATGAGCAGCGCCGGTGAACTCGGTCGAGAAACCATCCGCCAACTCTTTGAAGAACTCGGCGAACAGGCCGCCGGATCCGCGGCCGCCAATATGAGTTTGGCTTCGGGCTACGTCTCCAACCTTAAAGACCAGTGGGTGTTGTTCAAGCGCGAGATCGCCGAAGCCGGTGTCTTGGAATACGCCAAGGGCGAGCTCAGCGATTTACTGGAACGCATCAAGGAACTGAAAGCCGATGGAACCCTGACCCGGTGGGCGCAATCGATCAGTGACGCCATGGTCGGGTTAAGTGAAGCAGTCAAACACTCAGCCCGATACGTCGTCAGCCTGAAAGACGAACTGATTTTGCTGACCAAGGTCCTGGTGGCGGTGAAGCTCGGCGGGTTCATCAACAACCTGTTGCGCGCCGGTGTGGCCATAGGGGGCCTCGGCGTCAAAGCGGCCGCCGCCACCTCAGCGATCAAGGGCATCGGCTTGGCCATGAAGGCCTTGCCCGGCCGTTTCCTGATCACGCTGGGACTGATCGGCGGCGAGCGCGTGCTGTCACTGATCAACGAGATCACCGACCGATCGGAAGAACTGAACCGCAGTCTGCGTTTGGCCAACTCCGAAGTGCGCTTTAACGAAGCCCGCCGCGAGCTCCAACAGACCGCCGACCAGTACCGGCAACTGGCGAACCAGGTGCGCGAGTACGCTGACCTGAACCTGCGCACCCGGCAACAGATCATCGAACTGGACACGGTCGAGCGCGCCAACTACCAACAAAAACTTCAGGCCTACCAGGCGTTCACCCGACGCACCTTGGCCGAACTGGAAGCCCGGCAAAAACTGGGTGAAGTGACCCAGGTCGAAGTCGAAAAAGCACGCCAGTCTTATGAACAAGCCTCGGCAGCGCTGGAAGAGTTACGCGCCACCACGGACCTGGTGACGAAGGCCAACCGCAACGGCTTGGGCCTCGACACCCAGGCCCTGGTCGATCGGTACGCCGACCTGCGCGACGCGGGTATGGACGCGGCCGACGCCATGCGCCAGGTTGTCGAGAGCTTGCCGCTCGGCGAACCCGAAGGCCTCAAAGCCATCGGCGCCCTGGTTAAGGATCTGAGCCGGAACACCGAACTGAGCGCCCAGGAGATCGACGCCGTCCTGAACGAAGCCTTCGCCAACGTCACCGACGGCGAACTGGCCCGGCTGGCCAGCCAGATCGACACCACACTGGACGGTGCCAGCGATCAGGCGAGGATCCTGGCCAACACCTTCAACGATCGCCTGGGCGCCGCCTTCAAAAAACTGGGCGTGGATCTGCAGGAAGTCCAGACCGGCATCAGCACATCCGGACAGGAAGCCACGACCGCCTTCCGCAACCTGACCGACTACCTGGCCGGAGCTGGGTTACAGGGCGAGCGATCGGCCGCCGCGATAGAAACCGCCTTCAACCAGATGTACGCGGGTCTAAACGACGCCGAACAGGAAATCGCGCAAGGTATTTTGTCCTCGGCCGTGGATGACGGCCTGATCAGTGCCGAGCGGATGAAGGCTCTCCTTGAGGAGACCAGCCAGGCGAGTCAGTCCATGGCTACCCAGGTCGAAACCAGCCAGCAGCGTGTCGCGCAGGCCTTCGATCAAACCACGGAAAAAGTCGAAAACACCAACCAAAAACTCCGTGAAAGTGGCGAGGTTGCCCGGTCACTGGGCGAACTGGTCGCCGGCTACATCAACGCGGCCACGGCCGAAGTCAGCGCCCTGGGCGATGCGGCACGTCAGTCCTTCGCCGAGTCGATGAACCTGCCGGTCGAACCGGTCCTCGATGACGTCGATCGGTTGCGCCAGGGCGTCCTCGATGCCCAGACCAGCCTGCGCGAAAACGTTCAGGGCATGCTGACCAGTTTCGACGCCTCGGGCATCCGCCAATTCGCGCACGAGATCGAGGCGGCCAAAGACCGGACCGTCATCGCCTTCAACCAACAGAAGTTGGCCTATACCGAGCTGGTGCGATCGATCGAAGACGGCAGCCTGTCCGGCAACGCCCTGATCGACCAGGCCGAACGCGCCATCGAACGCTTCGACCTGCTCGACAAGCAGGACCTGAGCACCTTGCGCAGCGCCATCAACAGCGCCCGGTCGGAACTGGAGAGCTTCAACCAGAGCGCCGAATCCACACTGCTCAACCTGCAAAACGAGCTCGACCGGATGCGGGGCAATTTGGCCGACGTCGAGCGGCGCCGGTACGAACAGCAGAAGGCCGAACTCGAAGCCCAGATCGACCAGGCCAAACGATTAAACGACCGGGACGCGCTGAAAGACCTGCAGGAGAGTCTCGCCTTGCTCGAGCAGATCCACCGCGAACGGCAACGCCAGATCCGCGAAGACAAGCAGCGCGAGTCCGAACGCCAGTCCGATGACCAGTCGCCCAAGCAAAGCGAAAAACCCAGCAACGACCCGCCCAAACAATCCATCGACCTGCGCCTACCCAACGGCCAGACGGCCACAGTCGCCGGCGACCCGAACGACATCAACGATCTGATGGACTACCTGGCGCAGGCCGGTATGAGGACCACCCAATGACCCTCGATGATCTGACCCTGACCGACAACCTGGTCTGGCAAAACGAGTACGCCTTTACCGCCATCGAACAAACGGCCGTACGCTCGCTGACCGGTGGCCTGATCGTTCAGGAAGGCCAAAAATTCTTTGGCCGACCGATCCGATTGAATTTGGGCTGGCTGCCGCGCGCGGACCTCGATGCGTTGAAGGCCAAGGAGAATCAACCGAGCTCGGCCATGGTTCTTTCGTTGCCCGACGGTCGCCAGTTCCACGTCATCTTTGATCGCACCAATGGCCCGGCTGTGCTGGCGACACCCGTGAATGACTACACCGACGCCAGCCTGGAGCCGACCTGGAAATACCAGGTCACCGTGAACTTCCTCACCGTCGAACCGCCTACTGTTTAAGGAGCCTCCGCTGTGCCCATTACCTCCGCCGACATCAAACTGATGCAACCCGAACGCCTGACGGACAATCCGGACGGCGGTGGCAGCATGACCGGAAACCCCGTCATCGACGGCGACATCAACAACCTGTTCGAGGACATCTCGCGGGTCAACCGCACTTACGGTCAGACCGGTCTGCGCAAAGCCTTTTTGAAAGTGGACACCGATACGGCCGATCTGTATTTGGACGCCCATGCCATCCTCTCGGCACAGCCGGCCGACCCGAACGTCAGTGGCCTGCTGTTCACCACCGACGACTTCACCGACGAACGGGTGGACGCCCGTCAGCGCGTCGAGTCCTTCGTGGTGCCGGGACCGATCACCGGGCACTATCTGCGCGGCGAACAGTTGAAGGGACAGAAGTCGCTGATCTGTTACGCGCCGACGATCAACACCGCGCCGGCGCCGGAAATCGGCGAGACCTACTTGCTGCGCATCGAGGACGATCTATCCACCCAGCAGTTCATCAAGATCCTCGACGTCGAACATTCGGTGGAGACCTTCACCTACGAAGTCACCGGTGGCAACATCCGG